GTGGCGTAGTTCGTACTTGGTTAGCTTTTCTTGTTGCTGGCGTAGTAGGATGGCTACCTCAACAAGTGGTTTATTACCATATTCCTGTGATGCTTCATCGCACCAATCAGCTAGTTCATTTGCGTTCATTAACAATCTCCATAGCTTTCTCCATACCCAGCCTCACAGTTTACTGGCAAACCTTTAGCCCAGTCAGGTGTCCATTTCATACACTCTTGTACATATGCCATAGCTTCTTCTACTTCTTCCTTAGGGGCTATACAAGCTACCGCATCATGCACAGTTAGGACAGGCTTATAACGCTTGGATATACGTAACATCTGCTCACCGATAATACAACGAGCAAGGGCTTGGCAAATGTTCTCTACTAGCTTACCGCCATAGATTTTAACTGCGCCACGCCTAGCATCGTATACATACTGCTCACCATTTTCTGTACGCAACTTGCGTAGGTTTGGATAGCGTTGATATAGCCCATTAGGTAGCAAGATTCCATCCTTACCACATACCTCTACACAGCCATTACCAAACGGGGTGTTCTGCCCCTTCGCCATCGCCTCGATTGCGTGTTTACCTTGTGTCCACAATAACGGGATCTGTGGATATGTTTGACGATAAGTTTGAACGATATGGATAGCTTCCGGCTCCGTAATTTCTGTGCCAAAGGTTTTGAGTTGTACCCCAAATTTCTTAGCCCCCATGCCATAGCCAGCCCCAAGAATCGTGGTTTTCCCGACGAACCTCTCGTTAGGCATAACTTCGTCAATGGCTTTTGAATAGATGGCACTCGCCATGATCTTGTATACATCTTCACCTTTCTTAAATGCTTCTACCAAATCATCTTGCCCTGACAACCAAGCCAGCACCCTAGCCTCAATCTGAGATGAGTCGCTATCAATTAACACATAACCTTCGGGAGCTTTGATTGAAAATTTAAGTCTGTTAGCGTTGTTGCCACGACTAGGTAGATTCTGTAAGTTAATTTTATCTGCACCGCCCCAACGCCCTGTATGAGCCGCATAGTATTGTAGGGGGACAGGCATCAACCCACGACTAGCGATACCCATAAACCTTTCGGTACGAGTTTCCTCTAGCGTAGATTTGTTTCCAAGTCTTGCCGCAACTAACGCTTGTACTTGGAAATTCTCATGTTCTAGTAAGGCTTTGAACTCCTCGTCTGACTTAGCCATAGCCAGCGTTTCCTTACCTGTCATTAAAGATATTTTGGTAGGAGGTTCAACTCCCAGGCCCCGTAACATCTCAGCAAATTTAATGTTAGACATCAGGTCATCACGAGTTTCAACCCCAGCTTCCTCGAGTAGCAACTGCTTGCGGTACTTCACCTCTGCCAAATGCTGCCTCAACAAATTAGAATCCAAAACCAAACTAGGTTCTGAAAACATCCTTATGGTTATATCTATAAGTTTAAGTTCAGAGAAAGTATAGTGCGGGGCTAACTTCATAAAAAGTTTTCGTGTAAGCTCCACATCATTCTTACAATACTCACCATACTGCGCAAGGTCTTGCGGCTCAAAGTCTTCTAGGCGTTTACCTCGAGCATCGACAACCTCAGTACCCTTGACACCAAGCTCGTAGAATAAAGATAGCTTTGCCAATGAGTTACCAACCTCTGTGCCATGAATAGCACGAGCCATACTCAGCGTATCCAGAATTGCTTTAGGCTTAATACCATAGCGCCAATTAAGAATTGCAGCATCGAACATAGCATTATGGGCAAGTAAAGCAGAATTGCTCCAGTCAAAATTACCCAAAAAGCTAGCAACTCCATCATCGCTCCCAGTGTACCAAAGGGTTTCATCTTCATTTACTTTTACTCCTACCCCAATGGTTTGAAACAATGGGCTTCGTATGTATTCTTCTGTTGTTATCTTGCTAAGCGAAAACTGCTGGTCATAGTATGTTTCAAAATCAAGACTGATTATGTTCATTTGTTTCCGTATATTCCTCGTGCATCTGTCCATCCAAAGTTATATCTCTCAGGTTCTTCTACACTAGCTTCGACAAACTTAACCGCACGATATTGTTCAGCATATTTAAAAAAGTTATTGGGGTTATGGTCGCCAAAAGTTTCATCAACCCAATCTTTATAAGCGGCTTTTGTATCTTCACCCCATGTACCTACGGGTTCTCGCCATTCATGTTGCCCCCACCACTTTTTCATCCTCATAATTACCTCGCTGGTGCGTAGATGGGTACAGTAGGAAAGGTAATGATTGTGCCTTCTTGTACACCGCCCGGACCTTGAATGATAATGATGTCAGCCTTGGCTTGGTGTAAAAACAAAAAGCCTTCAATCAATAACCCTACAAATATACAGCCAACTGCTACCCAATACATATGATCTCTATTCATTAACATCTCCCATCCATATCAAATTCTTCATGTTTTTTATTCTCTGCCATTAGAAGTTCATATCGGTGTTCTAGTTCAACAATAATATCCTGCAAAGCATCAGCTTTTAATATCCAATTGGCATTCTCAAACACATTACTAAATAAGACTTTGGCTTCTTCACCGTTCCATACTGCTGTCATTAACTTCATTTTTCTTTCTCCCTCGTTTAACTGCTACGATTCCTGTTTCTTCTTTTGGTTTGCGTGCTTCGAGCATAGCGTCTGCTATCTCCCATACTTCTTTAGCATCAAACACACTAGCCCTACTAAGTAACCCATTCACTATAAACATAGCAAAACAATCTCTTAGGTCTTGTTCATTCATCTTTTGTTAGCTTTCTTTTTAAAGCATGATTTTCCGTAAGTAGGTCACTAATCATTTTAAGGTGTTCCTCATGTCGGTCTTCCATTACTTTAACAATGCGCTCAAATTTAAACTTCCATAAATCCATATCCTTTACAAGAAGTTTGGCATTATAGGAAACAAAGTCAGGGGTTATTCCTTCGATTGTTATGCTGTCTTTAATTTCAAACTGTTTTGCTTTTTCAGCTTCACTCATAATCCCTCCAACCCATCATGCCATGTCCAACCAAACGCCAGTCTATGAGTAACACGCTTCCATAGGCTAGGTCTAACTTCGGCTGGGGTTTTCATCATACCATCTAACATAGACCAATAGCCTACATAGATAGGTACTTTAAAGGCACGATACTTTTGACCGCTTGCCCCTTGAATAATCTCATCGGTCATTTCTTTTTCTCCTTCTTAGCGTTTATTTCTTTTACTTCTTTATGTGATTCCATTAGTCTTGCGCTTAGCATATCTAGCTTTTCTTCATATACTTCGAGCATCTCAGTTACTGCCCACAATGCCGCACTTTCTAAGTTACTAGACTCTCGTTCAGCAAGTATCTCTACTACACTTTTAATACTGCTTATCTTATATCCTATTTCCTCAACGGCACAGCTTGCTTCCCAATATCCGATAACACTCATTTTGCCACCTCATCACAGCGTTCAATCAAGGCGGCATAGCCACACACATCAACCAAGTTATCACGATGGCTAGGGTCATTGGCAAAGCGTGCAACCTTAACTAGCATCATCATTGCGGCTACATCTTTAGCAGTAACATTAAAGTTACCATCGTCCATGTTGTTCATATAGGCAGTCCACATAGCGGCTATTGTCTTAAGGTTCTTAGCGGGATGTCCATAAGTCTTTTCCCTATCGCCATATACAATGGTTTGCGCTTCTTCTAATACAGATACCTTAGGCTTCATAACCTTAGGTTTTTTATTTACTTCTACCTTTGGTTTATTTATTTCTTTGGTTAGCAACTCTCCTATTTCAACTACTTTTGCTTCTGTTGCTTGTGTCGCATCAACTTCTACTTGTGTCCAACTCATTTTAACTCTCCTGTATTTAACAACATATCAAACAACGCCCCTTGCGTTGGCAAACCTACTTCTAACAACAACTGCAAATTTTCCAGCCCACTTTCATTTACGATGACAGCAACCCCACCAGCGTTCATAATTTGAGTAAGGTTCTTGTCTTGTAATGCAGTGGTCTTTCCTTTACCAGCTTTAGCTTCGATACCTATAAACTTACCCTTAATACAAGCGACAAAATCAGGTACTCCGCTACTCCCAAAACCACTCGTAACTGGTGTAAAATAATACGCCCCATGTTTTTCAAGTAGTGCTTTAATCTTTTTCTTGACTGCTACTTCAGGCTTGTCTGCCATATGCTTTCTCCAAATCAGGTGTTTCCAAGATATAAAAAATATCTTCAGTTATTTTCTTTCCAAGCCCCTCAACTGTCGTTCCTTGGTCTACAATCATGAGTACGGAGAGCGAGTCTTGTACCCACAATGGCAAATCCTCCTGCTTAAAAGTTTCCCTTATTTTACCACTACCACTTGGCAATGTGAAGTCATTTAGTTCAACTAAACCAGTAGGTAACATATGGACTCGCCATACATTAGTTAAGGGTAGATTGAATTGTTCTTGAACCATCTTTATAGCAACTTCTTCTATACCACCCCCAAGATTACCCGAAAAATACTTACGACCCCCCCCAAAAAGTACATCATCTAAGTGCATCCAACCCCAATTTTTTGTTTCCTCTGCCGTATGCACGTACAGCTGTCCAACTGTTGTCATCACTTCTCCTCAAAGTAGCACCCAGTAGATGCCTGTATCTTGTTTAATCCCAACATCCTCAACGAATTGCCCCTTGTCGGTTACATCTAATACAAACAACTTTCCACGCAGTTCTTCGGGTAACTCAGCAGTACTATTAACTTGGTTTAATACCTTATCAATCTCATACACTACATTGTTAGGTCTTACCCATATCATAACCTTTTTTGGTTTATAGTCATAGTACTTTTCAATTTCTTCTTTATTCTCTATGGCATACGCAATAGCCTCAGCCATTTTGGGGGTAGCTGGGGTATACCCTATGTTGTGCATATGTAACAGTTCAGGAAAAATATCGGTAAAATTCATACGAACTTTTTGGTTTGTTCTAGATACAGTCTGATTACCTCTAGCAGTAATGGCTCTATCTACCCCACCTTCTTTCTCAGCTTTTATTTCTTCATAGCTTAGTGGCTTTAAATGTTTGCCAGCTTCCTTAACTATGTTCTTCATATGCTTGGAAAACTTAGACTCGAACTGACTTCTGTTCCAATGCCCATACTTTTCGTTCTGAATCAATCGACTACGCACCCAATACTTCTCATCTGTGTCATAGCCAATACTACCAATCTCTGCTTCGGGGTCGCTAGTGTGAAAGACTTTTAAAGACATCTTTACTTCTATTCGATTAGGCGGTGTCGCATCATCAAAAAAGCTAGTCCTGTTACCACCTAGTTGGAATGTAAGCAAGGGGTTTTTAAGTTTGATTGCTTCCATTAAATCTAGGACTTGTACTGCTACATTCCCATCTAGAAATTCTTTATATTTAATCATTTAGAACTCCCATGTTTTAGTAATGGTTATTTGTTGTCCATCTGTGTCAGCATCTACCTCGATTTGCAAGTCATCGGGTTTCTTTTCTTCCTTTTTACCAAAAATAGCATCAAAATTAGCATCAAACTGCTCCAAACTTACACCTAATGGGCGGGGCGTATCACCCTTACCACCATCACGATTGCTTGTCATAACTCCATTCCTTTCCCAAATGCTCTAGATATACCCTCCGCAAATCCTAATGATTTACCAGCATTAAACCTTTCTTGTAGCTCAGCTTTTAATGCTTCTATTTCCGCTTCGAGTTCTTTTATTTTTGCTTCTAAGCGGTCTTGTGTAGTAAACGTAGTCATTCCTCAACTCCTTTCATTTTCCATGCGCATATAGCAACTGCTATACACAATACATTACCAAACTCATGATTCCATAACTGAATACCACAGATAACCCACAAAAACATCAGTACCCACCAATGGAATGTCATATACCAATCTACATCTGCTAACGCTTCTTTAATCTCATTCATCATCTTCTCCTTATAACCAACTACGATATGGGTCTTGTGATAACTCACCTAACGGCACAACTTCTGTATCAAACGGCTTCTCTACACGATACGCTTCCTTCTGAATCTTAGGAATCAGCCCAGCTTCGTTGTAGTCATATGCTTTTGTAGTCCAGTTCCAACGATTTAGCTTTTGCTTGTAGTTAGCAACTGCGGTCAGCCATGACTCAGGAATCTCATCAGGATTCTTAAGCGTTACAAAGTCTTTCCAATGCGTATCTAATACAGTACCCCATGAAGCACCTTTAGGTTCAACCAATGGAAACATTACTTTGGCATAATCAATAAAAGTTTTGAGCTTCTCACGAATCTCTTTAGTTTTAGTGCGATTTAGCTTGTGCTTGACCTCACGAAATACATGAAGTGGTGTCCATATTGTTCCACCTTTAGGGCGATAGAAAGTAACATCACCTTTGTCTAGTGTGTAGTGGCTGTATCTACCTTCTTCGTTTTTTAAGCTGACATAAGTAGTTCCCCGATGTTTGGTCATGCTCATGCTTGTTGGCAAATTAAAATCGTAAAAATTATAAACTGATGGACTCATAAACCCAAAGCGATTGCGGTGAACGATGATAGTTTCCACTTTTCCTTCTTGCTTGAGCGTGATTGCTCGAGGGTGGCGGTCATCTCCATCTTTACCCGTTAATATTTGAGTATCATTCCAGTTCCAATGCGTGCATGATAAGTAATACTCTGTGTCGCTAACCTTAACAATGCGTTCATGCGCTCTGTTGCGGTCATGCACACCAAGGGGTCTGACATCTAACGCTTTGCGTTTACCAATCAACGGCTTGATGCTCTCGTACCTTTGAACTGCCGTAGCAAAGTCTGTTGGTTTACCATTTTGACGCTGAACTTCATAAGGACTGCGTGCATTCCAATTTCCGTAACTCATTTTNTTTCCTTTCAGTTTAGTTTAANATTCGGGACAGTCCCGATTAAGCCCAATCACATATTACTTGTCTACTAATACGCACCATNTCGTAAGGGTCTGTGCCAAAGTATTTCTCCTCGTTATCATCTGACTCCTCACCTATACGACACCATGCGCCCTCTACTTCTACACCTTCATCATCTCGTTCACTTGCCTTATCCCATAATGCTCCATGGCATTTAACTTCGGGGTATTCGTCATACCATTTCCAACCCTCTGCAAGAAAACGAATCTCGTAACCAATTTCATCTACTTCAAACTTATCTTCGTTCTCCTCACTGTCAAAACATAAAGCTGTTTCAGGGTCTAACTTAGCTTCCGCTATGAACCCCCAAAAGTCCTCCTTCTTAGCGAACTTAATCTTGTATGCAATGTCTGACCTATATCCCATAACTACCTCCTTATATCTTGAACTGCTTTAAACTCTTTTAATATATGCGGATAAACTTCTTCTATCCACCCCAATACTTCTTCCATCTCATTTATTTCGGACTTCAAGTTATCACGCTGATTCTCTAGGTCATTCTCTCGTTCATATGCTAGGTCAAGCTGTAAGTCCTTATCGTTTACTAAGTCCTCTAAATGTTTGACCTCATCTTCTAATTCATAAACCTTTTGTTCTAAATTACCTATCTGTTCAACATCACTCATTTAATCCTCCATATGAATTGATTGACCTACACTTGGTACATCCTTACAACCACCGACAATGCACCACAACACAGGGCTAGACCATGTACCGCCCCAATCACCGCCTACATAACCATCGGTAAGCACAACGACACACTCGGGGACAATGTTGTTGTCTTTTAAGTATTTGGTTATGCAACTAGGTGATGTACCGCCACCGCCCTTAGGTTTAGTAGAAGCCATTAGCTTATCGCCATCGCCCTGACCATAGACCTCATGACCTGCAACCTCGCCATCCCAATACAATAGATCAACTAGTTCGGGGTTCACATTGTTCATGATGCCTACTACTTCAGATAGAAAGCGATTGATTGCATCACCAGTAATAGAACCTGATGTATCTACCGCAACCACTAACCTACCCATCGTTTCGCTAATAGTGCTAGGCATATAGATGTCATGCTGTAACCATCTACGATTAGGCTTAGCCCATGTCGAATCATCTTTACCTTTACATACTGACGATACGAATTCACGCAAGGCATCTTTCCAATTAACCTTAGCACTCATCAAGTCGGTAAAGCATCGGTCAATATCACCGCCTACCTTACCAGCTAGGATTGCACCTTGTCGTATGGCTTGGTCTATCTGCTTACCCAACTCTTGCTTTTCTTCCTCGGACATAGAGTCGGCATCTTCCCAACCATGCTGGTCGATACCTTCACCTGACCCCCCGCTACCTCCATCATCGTCGTCAAGTAACGCAAAGACTTCTGCTGAATTAAGACCTCGATACTTCTCGTCATAGAGTCCACACTTGGGTAGTTTGACAAACCCATTCGACTTCTTGTCCTCATCTGCAATCTCCAAGTTAATAACATAATCACACGCACGATTTGCTTTACTAGCATCTTGCTTCCATAAGTGTTTCCATGTAGCAATATGCCTATACATCTTGTGCTTGTTCTCATGTAGGATAACTGCACGCAACTCAGCATCGGTCAGCGTAGATATAAAGTCCCGACTATAAACAACATCACGCCCATTGGTATATGCTGTCGGACACTTCATCGGGTTATCTTCAACCTTCACGCTACCCACCATAAGCACACCACTATACGCAACGAATTGCGGGGACTTCATCAAGTCAATATGGCATCTCTCGATGCGTTGTTCTTGTGTAAGGTTTTTTACTGTTGTTAGGCTCATAAACACTCTCTTTCTATTATGTCGTGGTATGTTGCATTTAATATATCGGCAATCGGTTTATCTACTAGGGTAAGACCTTTTGGGTTATAAGACCTACATTCATTTGGGTTAAAGAAATATAGGTAACAATTACCCGCCATATTTGGGTCGTCGTCTATAAATCCTACATACCCATACTTCTTACCTTTGGTCATTACCCAATCACCTTCCTTAAACATACTCCCTCCTTATTGTGCAAACAAATAGTTATTAGCAGTAGCCCACTTAACGAACTCGGTACTCGTACCTACTACTGACTTCTTCTGAGTACGCATTACGCTAGTAGCGAATAGACCTTGTGCTTCCTTGCTGATACGGGACATATACTTAATCCACTTGTTGATAGTGTCCTTCTCGACACGCTGAACTGCTGAATACACAAGCATACATACAGCCGCAGGTGATTCAGGTAGCTGAGCCTTTTCGGGACTGTCCATAATAGATTCCCACGATGGTAAGTCTGAAGAAAGTTTGACTATGTTTAACATATCGTAGCAAGCCCTAGCACCTATCGTACCCTTGATCGCACAACCAATAACATCTTCGGGTAAGTGGCGAGTAGCCTTGAGGATTGCCGATGCCTTGTCTAATGAACGAGGGGTAACGAATGATGGTCGAGGTGTACGAGGGTCATAGATATACTCATTGTCCTTGCTGTCTGTATACTCCTCAAACGATGCAAGCATCATAGGGAATTCTTTTACAGTCATGATTACCTCGGGTGCTACATCATTATCCAACGCCCACTCAATCCACTCATCACTACTAGGCTTGCGTACTTTCACTACCGACATACGATTGCGTGCATGGGGTGGCAACATATCACCGATACCCTCGCTTGCTAAGTTTGTTGTAGCGAATACGATAGAGCCTTCGGGCAATGAGTAAGTACCTAGCTTGCGTTCTAACATTAAGCGTAAGCAAGCATTCATGACACCTTTGCTAGCTTTGCCGATCTCGTCAAGCATTAAGACAATAGGCTTGTTATGGTGAAAGCCAAACTCCTCATTAGGTATAAAGCTAGTTACCTCTGTGCCATTGATGTCTTTGATCTTAGGTACTAAGAAGTCGCCCACATCTTTAGTAGTCATATCGCCATAGCATACAAAATGCTGAGGGAATTTAGCCTGTAACATCTTTAGCATTGACGATTTGCCAATACCCATTTCGCCTTGCGCTAAGACTGTAACCTCGCTACCTACTGCGCCGATTAAGTTTGCACACTCTTGTAGTGATACTGATTTATATA